CTGCCGCGCGCCCGCCGCCGCGATCGCGTCGAGCGCGGAGACCGCGACCCGCCGCAGATCGTCGAAACCGAACTTGCCGGTCCTCACGAACCGCCCGAGCGCGCTTTCCATCGACCGGCCAGCGCGTTCGACGCCGGCCGCCAGCGGCCCCTCGATCTGTCCGCGCATCGTCTCGACGTCGCGCGCGAAGCCGCCTGTATCCGCCCGCACCCGGATCACGAGCGCGTCGATCGTCTCATCCATCGCCCATCTCCGCCTGCATCCGCGCCAGATCGGCCGCGCCCGCGGCTGCAGCCGCGCCGCACCCCGCGCCCAGCGCCATCGCCACCTCGGCCGGTGTCGCCGCCCAGAATTCATCCGGCCGCCAGCCGAGCGCCGCGCAAACCGCCGCGCCCAGTCGTTCCGCGCACGCGGCGAACAGCGCGTTCATCCCCGCCCCGCCAGAATCTGGCCGAGCACCACGCGCACCGCCGGCGTCGCCGCCGCCAGTCCCTCGGCCACCAGCATCTCGCCGAAGTCAGCGCGCGGCGGCCGATCGCCCTCGAGGCACCACCACAGCAGCGCCACGCACTCGGCCAGCGTCAGTCCGCCCGCCGCCGCGCGCTCGACGAGCGCAAACAGCGGCCCCAGCTCCTGCTCCGCCGCCACCAGCGCCGCGAACGTCGCCCGCACCCGCCAGTCGCGCCCGCCCAGCCGGAGGCACGCCTCTCCCCGCGCCGCGATCGCGTCGCTCACAAGCGCCTCCGTTCCAGAAGCAACATGCTCGACATCCCGGCCAAGGCCTGAACGACGAGCGGTAGCGGCGTGCCGGCGTTACACCGCCGTCACCGGCCCCGCGCTTTCCAGCGCAACCGTGTAGGTGCGCTCGCCATTGAAATCCCCGGCATAGTCGAGCCGTGTCACGAGAAAGGCGCCACGCAGCCTCTCGCCGCCCTCGAAGCTCGCTTCGTAATCCTTGACCACGCCGCCCAGCGCCGCCGCCTTGATCGCGACCTCGGCCTCCGATCCCGTGAACACGCCCGCGCCCGAGATCGATACCGACCGGACGCCTGCCCCCGAGAGCAGTTCGCGCCAGCCGCCCGACCCCTTGTTGGTCACCACCACGCTGTCGGACGCGATGCTGAGATTGGTCGTCCTCAAGCCCGCCACAGTCCGGTAGACCGGCGGCGTCGCGCCGTTCGACATCCGCAACAGAAACCCGCTTCCCGTTTCGATCGCCATGCGCCTCTCCCTGCCGCCGGCGCGCCGCGACGGCGAGCCGGCAATACAACTTGCCCGCGAATCCTGACTTGCCGCCTGCAATCCCCGCGCGCTAGAGTGTGTCAACGACACAAGCTGACGATGGGGGACGGATCCGCCGGATCGCCTCGAGATTGGCGCCGCTGTTGCGGATGGCGATGAAATTGTTGGCGTCGGTCCAGCGCAGATACAGGCACGATCCGGTGCCGGTGGCGCGCAGGAACTTCGCCTGCACGAAATGCGCCGCATCGCCGGCGTTGACGAGATAGCCGTAGTGCAGGCCCGATCCCGACGTCCCCCCCACCTTCACGCGGTTGTTGGAGATCGTCGCGCGGTCCTGCTGCGCCGCCGGCCCGACGTAGGTCCAGCCCGGTCGTTGCCGCAGCAGCGCGCCGGTCGTCCCGGTGAAATCGTCGAGCAGCTGCGCCATGGCTCACCTCGTCGGGCCGCTGGGCCGGCCGGGTGCGCGGCCGCCGGAAGGGGAAAGACCGGCGGCCGCGCGGCTGCGGCGGGCGGAGTCCAGGCCGCCCGCCGCGTCGTCGCCGCCACCGCGGCGAACCATACCCGCCGCGCTAGGCGGCGAACTTCATCACCTTGCCCCGCCGCGTCAGGCGGCGAACTTCATCACCTTGCCCCGCCGAGTCAGGCGGCGAACTTCATTACCTTGATCGCCTCGCTGTTCACCACCGCGCCGCCGACGCGCTTCGTCGCGTAGAAGTGGACGAACGGCTTGTGGCTGTAGGGATCGCGCAGGATCCGCGTCGCTGCGGCCTCCGCGATCACATAGCCGCGCTTGAAGTTGCCGAAGGCGATGGCGAGCGCGTTAGCCGCGATGTCGGGCATGTCCTCGGCCTCGACGACCGGATAGCCGAGGAGCGTCGCCGGCTGCCCGTCGGTCAGGCCGGGCCGCCAGATGAAATCGCCGTCCGTCGTCTTCAGCTTGCGGATGCGCGCCAGCGTCGCCGAATTCATCACGAAGCACGCGCCCTGCCGATAGCCCGGGCGCAGCGCATGGACGAGGTCGATCAGCCGGTCCTCGGGGGCCGCGCCGAACGCGCCCGCCGCGCCGGAGACGACGTGCTGCAGCGTCCCGAAGGCGCGCGTCGCGTCGCCCGCCGGATCGGTCGCATAGGCGAGGAAGCCCTTGGGCCGGCTCACCCCGTTGCCGCTGACGAACGCCGCGCCCTCGGCCTTGGCGAACTCGGCCGCGACCTCCTGCGCCAGCCACTGCTCGACGTCGAACATCGCATCGTCGAGCATCGCCTGGCTCGCCGCCGGATTGGCGTAGAGCTCGCCGAACGGCGGCGCGACCTCGATGAAGTCGGGCGTGTCGGTCTCGGGGCGCGCTGCGATCTCCGACAACCAGCCCGAGGCGAAGCCGCCCGTCGTCACCAGTTTGCGATAGTTGGCGCTGCCGACGTTCACCACATTGGCGATGGCGCGGATCGGCGACACGCTCCGCAGCGTCGTCTCGATCGCCTGGTCGACGATCGCCGGCACCGCATAGCCGCCGTCGATCCCCGTTGCGGCGTTGGCCGACTTCGCCTCGCCGAGCGGCAGGCCCTTGCGCAGATAGCCCTCGACGAACGCCTTGAGCTCCTCGGCGCCCGCCTCGCCTCCGCCGAGCGGCGGCCGCGCCGTCAGCGACTGGCGGATCGCCGCCAGCTCCGCCTTCAGTTCGGCGACCGCCGCGCTCTCGCCCGTTTCGCCCGCCTCGAACACCGCCTCCAGCGCGTCCGCCTTCATCTCGTAACCCGTCATGCACCCGTCTCCTCGTTCCCGTCCGCCAGCCCGAGCACCCGCGCCAGCGGCTGCATCGGAAAGGTCACCACCGACACCTCGATCAGCTCCAGTTCGATGAGGTCGCGCCCGCCGCCGGGGCGTCCCCGCGCGCGCCGCACGCGATAGCCGATCGACAGCCCGTCGACCGCGCCGCTCCGCAGCAGCGCCGCCGCGTTCGCCGCGTCCGCCGCGCCGTCGGCGATCTCCGCCACCACGCGCAGCCCGCGCCCGTCCTCGCCGATCCGCGTCACCCGCCCGATCGGCCGCGCCGGGTCGTGCTGCCACAGCAGCGGCACGCCCTTCGCGCCTGCGAAGGCCCCGCGCCGCACGATGTCGCCGCCGCGGTCGCGCACGTCGAACACCGCGGCATAGCCCGCCAGTCGCTGCGTCATGTCGCTATCCCTTCAGCAGCTTCGCCAGCCCCAGCTTCGCCGCCAGCGCCATCAGCAGCCCGGCCATCAGCACGCGCACACCCCAGGCGACGACGGCGTTGCGCGCGGTCGACTTGGCGTCGCGCCAGGCCCCCAGCAGCTGCCGCAGCTCGCCCACGTCCTTCGCCGCGCCGGTATCGCTCAGCCCCAGCCGCGCCAGCGCTCGCTCCGCGCCCAGCTCGCTCGCCTCCTCGACGATCGCGCGCAGCGTCGTCGCATCCGCCCCCGCGCCCTGCGCCTGCGCCATCAGCCGTCCCAGCATCGCGCCGATCTCGGTCATGGTCCCGTCCTTTCCTCAACGCCCAGCAACACACGCTTTTCATCGGCGGTCAGGAAATCGGCCGCCGTCACCTGCGCCCATAGCCGGGCGCGGTCCTCGGACAGGGCCGGCAGCGCGTCGCGATCGATCGTCAGCGCCACGTCCGGCCACCAGCGCCGCAGCCAGCCCTGCAGTCCGGCGGCGATCCGCTCCGCCATCGGCAGAACGGTGAGCCGCCACAGCGCGCGGTTGGCTTCGGCGTAATTCGCATGGGTGTTGTCGCCCGGCAGGCCGAGCAGCAGCGGCGGCACCCCGAAGGCGAGCGCGATCTCGCGCGCCGCCGCCGCGGTCGTCGCCGCGAAATCCAGTTCCGACGGCGTCAGCGACAGCGACTGCCACGACAGCCCGCCCTCGAGCAGCAGCGGCCGCCCCGCATTCGCCGCGCCCGCGAACCCCGCCTCCAGCTCGCTGCGCAGCCGCTCGACCTGCGCCGCGGTCAGCGCCTCGCCGCCCGCGACCAGCGCCCCCGACGGCCGCGCCGCATTGTCGAGCAGCGCCCGGTTCCACTTCGCCGCCGCATTGTGGACCGCGATCGCCCCGAACGCCGCGCCCAGGCACCCGAGCCCGAAATGATCGTCGAGCGGGTGGAACGCCTTCAGGTGCAGCAGCTCGTCCGGGGCGAACCGCGTTGTCGCTGCCCCCGCCCGGTAGACATAGGCCGCCGGCCAGCCGTCGCCGCCCGTCTCCACCGACATCCGCTCGGGCCGCAGCGCGAAGATCGCCAGCGGCGCGCCGCCGTCGCGCCCGCCCGCCGCATAGGCGTTGCCGTGCAGCAGCAGATGGCTCGCCAGCGTCTCGATCAGCTCCGCGCCCGTCCGCCCCGCGCCCGGCCCCGCCAGCAGCCGCTCCGCGGCATGCCCGCGCGGGCTCACCACGGGCAGCGCCGAGGCGACGCTTTCCGCCACCACCTTCACCGCCCGCTGCGCGATGGCGTTGCCCAGATAGGCCGCGCGCACCTGCGCTTCATAGGAAATCGGCCCCTCGCCCGCCGCGATCCCGCCGAGCCACATCAGCGGCGCACGCGTTCCCTGCCGCCGGGCGCTCTTGCGCCCGAACCCGAAGCTGAAATCCATGTCGGTCTCCTGCCTCTGGCAGCAATCTCGTCCGGTCAGCGGCGCGGCGGCGCGAGGCCGCACGACATCGCAGCCACGAAAAAGGCCGGAGCGGAACCGCCCCGGCCACGAATCGCCAGCTTGCTCATCGTGTACCGGATAGCGTCACGCTTGTCAAGCCATTTGTGCCATACCGGTTCGCGTCGCCAAAGCGGCGAGCGTGCCGTGCCCGGTACTATGTGAGACT